CACAAAACGAAAAAGTCCCAAATACAAAAGAAAATGAAAAAGAAAAGAGATCCTAAAGTTGGCACAGGCAAAAAACCTAAAGGATCCGGCAGAAGGTTATACACCGATGAAAACCCAAAAGATACTGTTAGTATCAAGTTTGCAACCATGAAAGACGCAAACGCTACGGTGAACAAAGTCAAAAGAATCAAGAAACCGTACGCACGCAAAATACAAATACTGACAGTTGGCGAGCAACGCGCTAAGGTTATGGGCAAAATAGGCATAGCCAACGTTTTCAAAAAAGGTAAACAAGCAATAAGAAAAGCACATGGCAAAGACTAGCGGAGGACTAACTAAGTGGTTCCAACAAGATTGGGTGGACATTGGTGCGCCAAAAAAAGGCGGCGGCTTTGCTAAATGCGGTAGATCTAAACTAAAAGCGGATAGAAAAAGAAAATACCCAAAATGTGTGCCGGCTGCAAAAGCGCGACGCATGACTAAAGGACAAATCAAATCAGCGGTGTCTCGTAAAAGAGCAAAAAAACAAGGTGTTGGTGGCAAACCAACAAATGTTAAAACTTTTGCGGCCACCGGTGGTATGATAAGATCAAAACCTAATATGGGTTTATACGGAAGGAGCTAACAATGAAAGGAACTAAATACAGAGCCAGAGGCGGTGGCATGAAAGGAACCAAAATGAGAGCTATGGGCGGTTCTATGAAAGGCACAAAAGGTATGGCAAAGGGTGGAGCAGCAGCCAGAGAGCGAGCTGCAACCGGTATGTCAAACATGCCTGCCTCAGTTATGAAAGCGCTCATGGGCGAAGGCACTAGAGCAGCAGGTCAAACGCCAGCTTTACGCGGAACTAAAGGCATGGCCAAAGGTGGTGCTATGAAAGGTACCAAAGGCATGGCTAAAGGTGGTGCTATGAAGGGCACCAAAGGTAAAGCCAAAGGCGGAGCCATGAAAGGCACCAAAGGCATGGCTGTAGGTGGAGCTGCAAAGAGCGTGCGAAAACCTAAAAGATCAAGAGGAATGAAAACACCTGAAGAAAGAAAAAAGATTTTTACGCCAGGTTTATCTGCACTTAAAAAAAAGGGTAAAAGAAAGCCTAGTAATGCAGCGGGCGCGTTAGGTAGATTGCTTGGTCCTAAAGCTGCACAAACGGCTAAACAAAGAGCAAAAAATTTAAAACCTAGAAAAAACTTAAAAAAACCTTAAAAACTAAAAATTAAATTAAGTGGCGTATTTAATTTCAAACATACCTCAGTTTAAATGCTGGGTGCGTAAAGAGTTTACGGCTAATCACCAAAACTATCATGGCGAGTATTTGCACGCTTTAGCGTTTGCTGTAAACACGATTCCTGACCGATCTCTTTCTTTTCAAGTGGTTTTTACCGGTTGTGAAACCGACTTCGAAGATTACCCTGACGAAAACGTACACGGTGGCGCTATGTGGGCCCGTATGCCTATCGAGGCGCTAGTAGCCGACATACCCTTAGCTAAATGGCCAGAACCTATGGAAGATCACCTAGCGCAACCTTGGGACTGTTTAAGTCACCACCATTCAGTTATAACCATGGATAGAGTTAGCTCGTCTCCTTGGATCTGCAAAATAGGTGGAGAGTTCTATACCGGCAGATACATGTTTACCGTAGATTACACAGAACACAGCATAGCCGATGATCCGGCTCAACATAAGCAATCACATGTGTTATATTTAACTGACGCCGGTGACTACACAGGCAATATTGTTGCATTACCGAACAATAGAGTGAGAGCGACAAATCCTGCGTTATGGCGTGTGGGCGAAGGCGCTCCCGACTTTTCACCAAGTCAGTGGGTGCACTCAGCTGAGGGACATGAAAGTTACATGGATCCTGAGATTACGTTTAACAACTTATACAGTGACGGGATTGAAGAAGATTAATGGCAACATCAGGCAGCAAAAACTTTGAATTAGATGTAGCTGATTACGTTGAAGAGGCATTTGAACGTTGCGGCTTAGAACTTCGTACCGGTTACGATCTTAAAAGCGCGAACAGAAGTCTTAATCTAATGTTGGCAGAATGGGCCAACAGAGGTTTGAATCAATGGACCATCACAGAAAAAACTGTGGATATGGTTAAAGATACGAAAACTTATAACGTTGATAGCACAAACGGTACGGCGCCTATAGATGTATTGGACGTGTTTATCCGAGAAACGGTAAGCAACGAAACCACAGACATACCCATGAGTAGATTGAGCCGAGCCGAGTACGCACACATAACGACTAAATCAACTACCGGTAAACCAAATCAGTTTTTCATTAATAAGCAACTTACGCCAACCATATCGGTTTGGCCGACACCAGATAAATCTAGCACTTACACAATTCACATGAACGTATTAGTTAGAATGGACGATGCCGACGCCGGCGCAAACACATTAGATCTGCCGTTTAGATTCTATCCTTGTTTGGCCGCAGGTTTGGCTTATTACATATCTATGAAAAGAGCACCAGAAAGGACGGCTGCTCTGAAAGCGATTTACGAAGATGAGTTTCAAAGAGCTTTATCACAAGATGAAGATAGAGCATCTTTTAGAATTGCACCAAGTTTGAGGAACTACAACAACGCATAATGGCTTTTGCATCAGGAAAATTTGCATACGGAATCTGTGACATCACAGGATTTAGATACAAACTAAAAGACATGCGCCGTACATGGGACGGATTATTAGTTGGCCCAGATCAATGGGACGCCAAGCATCCACAACTCATGCCAAAACCAGCGCCACAAGATCCGCAAGCATTGAAAGACGCAAGGCCAGATGTGACAGACGACAACTCTGCTTTCTTGGTTTACACGAATGTGGGTGATGGCAAATTAGGATCTGTGCTTACAACTTTTTCTGTTAGTGTTGGTTTAGGTGAGGTTACAATAACAACATGAGTTTTACGTTAGCTACATTAAAAACGGCTGTGCAAGATTACCTACAGGTATCTGAGTCCACGTTCACAAGTCAGTTGGATAGGTTTATACAAGAATCAGAAGATAGGATCTTTTCCTTAGTCCAACTACCTAATCAAAGAAAAAACGTGCAAGGCACGCTAACAGCAGGAACTAGGTTTTTGGCGACGCCGACAGATTTTTATGCGCCTATGAGTTTGGCGATAATTAATTCATCAACATACGATTACTTGGATTACAAACATCCATCATTTATCAAAGAGTTCTCGCCTGGTACAACACAAGGCACACCTAAGTATTACTCTTTGTTTGACGAAACATCTTTTGAAGTGAGTCCTATACCTGATAGCGGGTATACGGTTGAACTTCATTATTTACATAAACCAGCCTCTTTAACGAGTGGTAGTGACAGTGGTACAACATTTTTGTCTACGGATTATCCGGACGCATTGTTGTACGGAGCGTTGGTAGAAGGAGCAGTCTTTCTCAAAGAACCGCTAGATGTCGTTGCTCAGTTTGAAGGGCGATTCAAGGAGGCGATAGCTAGAATGAAAAATACATCAGAGGGTCGCGGCACACGCGACGAGTATAGATACGATTCAGTCCGCTCTAGCGTGACTTAGTGGAACCTATACAAGAATTACAAGGCAAAAAAATAGCAATCATAGGCTTGGGTGTGTCACAAGTCGATTTTGCTATAGGTTTAGAAAACTCAAGAACGTGGGATGAGATTTGGTGCATCAACTCGGCCGGCTTGGTATATCCAGCAGATAGAATATTTGCATTAGATCCGGCGAGTAGATTTTTTGATTCTGACGATGCTGGCAAACAAACAGAGGCCATGAAAAAGTTAATGAGTGAAACCGATACGCCTATCTATACTTCAGAGTTAGATCCCAGAGTGAAAAATCCTGTGCTATATCCGGTTAGCGAGGTTTGTAACGCCACTAAGTGTGCCTACATGAATAACACCGTGGCTTTTGCCCTTGCGTTTGCTATGTGGAACAAAGTAGCCAGAGTGGATCTATTCGGCATAGATTTTTCTTACAAGGAAAATATGCACTTTGCCGAGGCAGGCAGAGCTTGTGTTGAGTTTTGGATTAGTAAATTAATGTGCGAAGACATCATAGTTGGTATCAGCGGAAGATCGACAGTCTTAGATTCTAACGTGCCGGCCACACAAAAACTCTATGGTTTTCATAGGTTGGCAAAACCTTTGGTGGCAGTTCCGCATAACGGTGAGTTTATTATTGGTCCTTACGATGAAATAAACGAAAAATTAGAAAAGGTTGGATTAAAAATAAATGAAGATGTGGTCCCGCCAGAACCGTACAAAGGGTGATATGAGCGTTGATAGCGATTTTGAGTTAGGACAAATATCTATACATACGACCGATAATAAGGGACACGATCCTGAGTTTTGGGCAGCACAAGCAACAAAAAAAATATGTGAATACTCTGAAAGCGCTCCTGAACATATCAAACAACAGGCTATTGCTTTTCAAAATCAAGTTTACTCTGTTATATTACTAGCTATAATAAATGCAATAAATTCTAAAAAAGTGACGTATGTGAATTTATTAAAGCAACAGGGTCATGATGACATGGCCGATATAATAAAGGAGCTTTAATTATGGCTATAACATCTGCGATTTGCACAAGTTTTAAACAAGAGCTTTTGGTTGGCACGCATAATTTCACAGCGTCTAGTGGTAATTCTTTCAAATTAGCTTTATACACTAGCTCTGCGACATTAGGCGCAGGCACCACGGCTTTTACT